AGTGGAGTTCTACGGCTGGGAGGGTGACGGAACCTGCGGGGCGTTCAGGGTGCCGTCCCCCATCGATGGTGCGCCAATGGTGGTGATTGCCAGCGCCGAGGGCGGTTGGGATCACGTCAGCGTATCGCGCAAGAATCGGTGCCCGAATTGGCAGGAAATGGAGCATATCGCGCGGCTGTTCTTCCGGGACCATGAGGTGGCGATGCAGCTCCACGTCCCAGCATCGGACCACGTGAACATGCATCCGAACTGCTTGCATTGGTGGCGCCCGACAGATTGCGAGATACCGCGGCCACCAGCGATCTTTGTCGGCATCGGCGGCCAGCCGGCGCGCAATCAGGCTGAGGCTCTGGCGCGGCTGAAGGCCGATTACCCGCGATAACAGTCCTTATCGCGTATGACGGAGTTTCCAACGCATGAAAGGCGTTGTGCAGACCCCCTGGACGGACGAAGAGCGGGCGATGCTGCGTCGGCTGCGGCAGAACGGGCTGGGTGCGACGCGGATTGGCGTGATGATGGGCCGCAGCAAGAACAGCGTGGAGAAGCAGCTCCGCTATCTCGCGCTGAACCAGCCGGCGCAGCAGCCGAAGCCGAAGGGGTCGCACGACGCCGGCGGGGGCATTCGCGCCGGGCGCACCACGCTGCCGCCACTGCCGTCGCTGCAAGACTGATCGCCAAGAACCCCCCACAGGTGAGGCGAGACGGCGGACCCTCCGCGTGTTGGTAGCGAATGGCGCGCGGAGGGGACTGCCGGCACACCGGAGGCCGACCATGGGGTGTACTGGTTCGCCGCACTGATCGCGCTCGTGACCACCACCTGGGCACTGCTCGGCCTCATCGGCTGGGCCATCGTTGAGATCCTATGAGCGACAACATCAACCGGGTGCTGCGCATCCTGCCCGGCCAGACGGACATAACGACCCGCGTCAATCCGGTCGGCCCGCTGGTGGCGCGGTCCGATCTGGCCGATGCGTGGCAATTCAATACGCAGGCAGCGAGCGATTGGATCGCGCAGCAGCGGGCGCAGAGCGAGCAAATGGGGCTGTGGAACCCACAGACTGGATTGCCGACTGGGGCAGGATTGGTAAACGCCGCGGGGCAATACGGCAATGCGGTAATGATGGGCACCACGGCGCCGGGCGTGCGAGCGTTTCATGGCAGCCCGTATGACTTCGAGCGGTTCGACACCAGCCGCATCGGCTCCGGCGAGGGCGCGCAGGCTTATGGGCATGGGTTGTATTTTGCTGAGAAGGAAGGCACGGCGCGGAGTTATCGGGATCAGTTGGCTACTGCACAGACGCCTGAGGAAACTGCGGCGTGGTATCTCCATGATGCTGGTGGCGATCGGAATGCCGCCATCGCGCAGATGACCGACCACGCCGTGAATGGCGGTATTGGCGCAACTGCTGATCAGGCCGCCAACATCCGAGGCGGGTTGCAGTTGCTCAAGAGCGGCGCGGACATAACGCCGCGAGCGCCCGGCAAGATGTACGAGGTGAACATCAGGGCTGACCCGGAGCAGTTCCTGCACTGGGATAAGCCGCTCAGCGAGCAGAGCCAGTATGTGCAGGATGCGATCAAGAGAGCCGGGCTGAAACCAACCGAACCGGAATTGGGAAGCTTTGGAGGCGTTCCTGTGAGAGGCGCCCCACGTTGGGCTGACACACCAGAGGCGGCGCTGGCGCTGCTCAATGCCGGGATCCCCGGCATCCGCTACCTCGACCAAGGCTCGCGCGGCACCGGCCAAGGTACCCACAACTACGTGGTGTTCGACGCCAACACCATCGACATCCTGCGCAAGTACGGCCTCGCCGGCCTGATGCTCGGCGCTGGCGGCGCAGCAGCCGGTCCGCAGCAACAGAGCCAATGAGCGACACAGCATACCGCACCGTCGATCCAGACGATGAGCCGGACGCCATCAGCCGCACCCGTGGCGCTGACGACGAAGCCTATCCGCGCGACCTCGACGAGCAGCACAAGCAACTGGTCCGTTGGTTCGAGGAAAGCGAACTCGCCCGCCAGGACGAAATCCGGCTCGCCGAACGTGACCGCGAGTACTACGATCATTCACAATGGACCAAGGAGGAGATGGACGCCCTCAAGGCCCGCGGCCAGCCTCCCGTGGTCATCAATAAGATCCACGATAAGGTCTCGCTGCTCTGCGGCATGGAAAGGAAAGCGAGAACTGATCCGAAGGCGTTCGCCCGCACACCGGCCGAGGAGGACCGCGCCGACGCCGCCACCCAGGCGCTCCGCTATATCAGCGATGACAACAACTTCAGCCTCGTGCGCAGCGCTGTGTTCGAGAACATGCTCATCGAGGGCGCCGGCGGTGCGGAATTGGAATTAGAGGACGACGGCAAGGGCGGCGCGGATATCCGCATAACCCACGTCCCTTGGGACCGCATTTGGTACGACCCGCACAGCCGCACCATGGACTTTAGTGACGCCCGCTATAAGGGCCTCGTCATATGGATGGACCGCGATCAGGTCGAGGAATTGTATCCGGACGCCGACGATGTGGTGGAAGCGACGTTCAGCAGCGTTGATTTCTACTACAACGACAGACCCGAGACCGTGAACTGGACCGACAACCGCCGCCGCCGCGTGCGCGTCGTTCAATGCCACTGGGCAGACAAAGGCATCTGGTGGCGCGCGACATTCACCAAGAACGGCATGCTGGCCAATCCGGAGCGCTCGCGGTTCAAGGACAAGCGAGGCAAGAGCGCCTGCGGGCTGCGGCTTCGCAGTGCCTACATCAACCGCGAGAACCAGCGCTATGGCATGGTGCGCGGCCTCATCAGTATTCAGGACGAAATTAACAAGCGGCGCTCGAAGGCGCTCCACCTCGTCAACGTGCATCAGGTGATCGCCGAGCAGGGCGCGGTGCAGGACGTCGATAAGGCCCGCCGCGAAGTCGCCAAGCCGGACGGGTACGTGGAGATCATGCCCGGCCTCAAGTTTGAGATCGTGCCCAGCGGCGAGTTGGCACAGAGCCAGTTCCAACTCCTGCAACATGCCACGGCCGAGATGCAGCTTTCTGGGCCTAATGCGGCAATGTCTGGCACCGACCCGCGCGAATTGAGCGGGCGCGCGATCCTGGCGCAGCAGGCAGGTGGGGCGGCACAGAATGAGCCGCTCGCCGATGCGCTGCGCTACTGGTCGCGCGAGGTCTATGAGGTGGCCTGGATGGCTGCGCGGGAATACTGGACCGGCGGCAAGTGGGTGCGCGTGACCGATGATCTGAATGACACGAAATGGATCGGCGTCAACCGGCCGATCAGGGTGATGGATCGTCTCGCGGCCTTGCCGGAACAGCAGCGCGCCATGGCAATGCAGCAGATGCAACTCATGCCAGGCGATCCGCGGCTGCAACAGGTCATCGGCATCGAGAACGACATCACGGACCTAGACGTGGATATCACCGTCGAGGAGGGCATGGATATTCCAAGCCTCCAGCAGGAGACGTTCCAGACATTGGTGCAGTTGGCAGGAATGCAGCCTGGATTGATACCGGGTGACGTGCTGATTGCGGCGTCAGGACTGCGCGACAAAGATATGTTGCTCGAGCGCATGAAGGAGCACCAGCAACAACAGGCGCAGGTGCAGCAGAAGGCTGGCGCACTCGCCACACAGCACGCCCAGGCCGACATTCAGAGCAAGCAGGCCAAGGCGGCGGCTGACATGGCACTGGCGCAGGAGCGCAAGGTCAACGCCGTGCGCCAGGTTCACGACGTGCATGCGGATTTCAGTGCACCGCCGTATGGGCAACCGAACGTGGCGCCAGACAACCCGCCTGGCGTGCAACCAATGCAGCCGCCTGATCCTGAGCAGATGACGCCAGACATGGCGATGGCCCACCAGATGGCGGACCTGGCCAAGAAACAGGCCGACATCCGCAACACACAGGCGTCCACCGCGCTGACCACAGCGAAGATCCCGCAGGTGGCGCACCAGACAGCAAATACCGCGGCCACCACCAACCGGCTGCTTGCCACGCCCATTCCTCAGCCAGCAGCGCCCACAGCGAGGTAATCCGATGCCAGCAACAGCAACCGGCCGCGGTGCACAGGTCGTGCTCGATCCACAGTCGAATACCACCAAGGCAGTGCGCGGCGCCTACGCATCCACGTTCGAGGCCAACGCCGCCAAGGTCGCGGCCGATGTGGCAGCAGGCATACCGGTGCGACCGCGGTGGACATCGACGTAAACCCAGCAGCGACTGCCAGCATCACCGGCTCGATGATCATCGGCACCAGCGCCGGCCCGGTCATCTCCTCCGGCACCGGCGTCGCCAGCGGCACACAGCCATCCGGTTCCATCTTCATCCGCACCGACGGCGCGGCCGGCGCTCGCATCTACGTGAGCCAGGGCGGCGGCACCTGGATCGCAATCGCGACTGTCTAGTCCAGCATGTCAGGCGCTAACGGTCTTTTCGATCCGCGTATCATGCAGCAGTGGGATACGCTCCAGACGGGGCAACTCAATGCGCTGGCGCCGCAATCTGCCGGATCATTGTTCGATACCAGCGGCGGCCCTACGGCTGAGGGATTACAGGCGCCAGGGAATATAAACATCCATCGGCGGCCGGTCGTGCATAACCCGGACGGTAGTATCAGCACAGTGCGGTCGATCACCGTCGGTGGCGAGAACGGCGAGCCGGCCTTTCTAATCCCAACTGTGATTGGCAATCGCGTGGTCTCCAATCAGGAGGCGATCGACTACTTCCGACGCACCGGCGAGCATCTCGGCCAGTTCGATACGCCAGAGAACGCCGACGCATACGCCCGCTCGCTTCATGAGGCGCAGGCGACAGAATACCTCAGGTAATCGACTAAGGACATCCGATGGCTAACGAAGCACTCGACAGCTTCCTTGCGTCCGAAGCGCAGGAGGCGACCAGGGAACCTGCCCCACAGGCCGCCCC